TTACGGGGCATTGCCAACCGCTGCCGCCACTTTGTCGCCACTTGGCATGGTGGCTAACGGGTTGAAGCGCAGGGCAGTTTCAAAGTGATCAGGGGCTAGGTGAGCGTAGCGCATGGTCATTTTTATGTCGTGGTGGCCCAGGATTTTCTGGAGGGCAAGGATATTCCCACCTGACATCATAAAGTGTGCTGCAAATGTATGGCGCAGAACGTGGGTAAGTTGCCCACGTGGAAGCACGATGGAGGTTTTATCCATCACTGATAAAAACTGGAAGTAGCAATCGGTAAAGAACCTGAAGCCATCCAGGGCAATGATTTCTTCATACAGCTCTTTGCTGATCGGAATGCTGCGGTTCTTTTTGCCTTTGGTCCTGACGAAAGTGATTCGATACTTAGTGACCTGGGAGCGAGTTAGATTCACAGCTTCGCGCCAACGTGCTCCGGTACTCAGGCAGATATTAACGACTAGTGCGAGGAGAGCGCTTTGGCGTTGGCAGTCGTACAGAAGCTCTGTGATTTGTTCATGCGTCAGCCAGGCCATTTCCTTTTCGGCAATAGTGAACTTACGCATGCTTTCAAGTGGGTTCGGTGCTGTCCATTCTCCAAGCCGGGCCAGCTCGCTAAATACGCTGCTCAGATAGCTTTGCTCCAGATTGATAGTCACCGGGTTGGCACCTTTCTTCCACTTCTCACTAAAGTAGATTTCACCTGTCAGCCGCTTGTCACGGTAATGCGCGAATAATTTCGAACTCAGATCAGTAGCGAGAGGGTTTCCGAGTGCATCGACCATTAGGACCAACTTGTCGTAAACATGCTCGCCAGCGGTCAGGGATTTGCCGTGTAGTTTGAACCAGAGTTCAACGACGTCTTTCAGCGTTCGGCGGTCTACTGATTCACCCAGCCAGGGCTTTGCTTCTGTTTCATCCATCGTGTGGCGTTCAAAAGCCAATGCTTCGCCTTTAGTGGAGAATTGCTTACGCACGCGTCGCCCTCTGCGCCCGGCGGGGTAGCATTCACAAATCCATTTTCCGGTGTCGAGTTTTCGTACTGCCATAAAAAAGCCCTCATGTCTGAAGGCTAAATTTAACTGTATGTTTGACCAGTGGTCAATGTATGAATACTTAGTTACGATACATCACCTTCGTTTTGGAAGAAATCCCGAATATCCATTAACCATCCAGGAGTTTGGATATATTCTGACTCTGACATAATTTCAATATAGGTTTTACAAAATTCATATTTTTTACCTGGCGTGTCAAAATATTCAGTAATCTTTTTACGTTCAGTTATATTTAAATCTAAGGCTCCGCCAGAAACAGATGATTGTAAAACTAAGGGGTTTTTCATAAATGAGAATGCTTCCTCACCGTTATTATATAATGATCTAAGAGTTTCGATATAAAAATCAGCATCTAATGCTTGCTCGATCTCTGTTGGTGGATAAACACTATCATCAGTGACTTTTGCTAAAATAATATCATCCATATTTTGGTTGAGTAGCAATCTACGGATTTTAATACTTGGGATAGTATCGGTTGCATGAAATGCGCTGTATTTATGGTCGGTGTCCAATAAGCAATATACTTTCCCTGAAATCGTTTTTTTTCGGTCTTCTAAAGCAAGGATTAAAAGATTGTAGATTTTCTTTACAGCAACTGAACCACCTACGGATAGCACAATCAAATTATCAACATTTTCAAATTCCAAATGTTTAGAAATATATTCTTTATCTGTTTTACCTTCACATATAATCCAGTTATAGCTATTTTGTGAAGTGATTGAATAAACAATGGATTGGGTAAGGTCATGGTTGCTTTTCATTTCTAAAACATCTAAATGAGAACCATTTGTCTCTGTGGTAAGATTTTTTAATTCATCTTTATAATTAGATAAGTCTAAAGCCTTAATTTGATTTTGTGAAGGTGCTATATAAATGGCAGTTCCAGAACCTGTCACGGGTAAAAAACCATACCAATGTGTCGTGCAAATTGATTGAATTCCAATATTGCTTATTGTTTTTATTTTTTCAAACTGTTGAAAACATGAGGTGGCATGCAATGATAACTCTGGTTCATCTATAGCAAGTATAGTACTTTGTTGAGATTTCTGAGGATTATGTTTTAGGAAGTTAGTAGCAAGATCTAGTAATGCCTTTCTTTTTTCACCAGAACTTAAATTTTGAATGGGTGTATCTTTATTCACACTATCTATGTAATGAAGAATCTTATCACTGAAATAGGATTCGATGATGTTGGCTACCATATGCCTTTGTGTGAATGAATTTTGTCTTTGAGATGGTTTTTTGAATTGATAGCGTCCATCCAGTTTTTTTGAAATTTGTTTAACGAATTCATTAAGGAAAAGATTTATTTCAGTTATATCTTTCTTCTTGATTATTTTACTGATTTTTTGTTGAAGGTTTTCGCCTAAGAGAGATTGTAAAAGATTGCTTTCAATTTTTGAATATTCTGATACTGTAATTTCAGCAGGTAAGTAAATATAATTATAGATTTCTTTAATATGGTCAAGAGTTCTAGATAATGCTATTTGGAAAAAATATTTTCGTTGGTTAGATGTTACTGATGTTGAGTCTGGAATAAGGCTTTCTAACTCAATATGGTAATCTTCAATTGACTCAAATATAGACATCGTAGGTGCTGGGATGTCATTTGCTCCTTTCTTAATTAATCCAATTGGAATTAAAAAATATTCGGAGCTAGAATATTTTTCTTCTAACAAAGTCCTGTGAGCCACGAATTTTTCAGCCAATGGCCTTTGTAATAAGTTAAAATCTTCACTTTCAATTTGCCATGTGATATCACTAATAACTTCTAGAGTTTTATAAATTGATGCATTACTTCTAATTTTTTCTTTACGAATAAGAAAAATGGGAACAATGAATGGTTCCCTGGTCAATAATCCTTGGCTACGGGTATCATTGTTTATGTCTAATTTATTAAAGTCATTTTTATTAAGAATCGTATCCAATGCTTGAAGTATTGAACTTTTACCAACACCATTCTCACCAATTAACCAAGAAGAACGGGTATTCACTGTTAATGGTATATAATGCTGATTTCTAAAATTTTTGAAGTTCCTTAAAATAACACCAACAATCATTTCTTTTCCCTCAAATTGAATGTATTATTTGCAGGTAAGTATCACCTTACCAATAACTTCGATATCTTTAATATTGCATTCTATTTTACTTGATTTACTTTCTAACATGATTCGATTATTGGGCAGTCTTGCCAATTCACGAATAGAATACAGACCGTCTATTGAAACCATCCATTTGCTATCATTTACTTCATTAACATCCTGTCGAACCAGATACGTTGAATTCTCATATTCAACTGCACTTATATTCTCAACATTACAAGGAAGCAAAGTTGTATCAAACAAAATATAACCGCTATCAATTAGCTTGCCATCGATAATTTTTGTCTTATTGAGGCTTGCAACTTGAGTTCTCGCATCCAAACGCATTGGACCATCAGATGTTGACAACCAGCGTAGTGATACACCGGTAACGCACATTGGATTATCCAGTCTGCTGGGAACGTATCTCTCATATAACGATTAGCTAAAGTGCTTTTTGATACCCCAAGATGGTCTGCCAGCGCTTGACGCGTTGTGAAGCCATAAGCTTTGACTAAACGTTCTATCGCAGCTTTACCACCCTGATTGGGATTTATTTTGATCTCATTTAGGTACTTTGATGTTGGCATATCTCTTATGCGATCCTGGTATCAATTTCGTTCCCATTTGGGGGGCTTGTCACGATTACTACCGGCTCACCACAAGCCAATAGGAGATGTTGCATCATGACCCCTAACATTTCAATCACTCTGAATACGCCGCACGTCACAATCGAACGTTATAGCGAGCTGACCGGGCTGCCTGTCGACACCATTAACGACATGCTTGCTGATGGTCGTTTGCCTCGTCACCGCCTGCGTAAGGATAAGAAGCGCGAGAAGGTGATGATTAACATTGTCGCGCTGACTGTAGATGCGCTCTCTGATTGCAATGTCGCTATTAGTTAGTTCCATTTTGAGATACATCGGAGCCGCTGACTATGTTTGACTATCGAGTTTCCAAACACTCGCATTTTGAAGAAGCCTGCCGTGCCTTTGCCTTACGTCACAATATGGCGAAGTTGGCAGAACGCGCTGGAATGAATGTTCAAACCCTACGTAACAAGCTGAACCCGGAACAAGCTGCATTTATTCGTGGATAACGGATCGGTGGTGGCGACCGGCGCAGCGTCGTTGTCCTGGGAGTATCGCTATACCCTTAACGTGGTGGTCGTGGATTTCAGTGGCGATCAGGGATTACTGATGGCTCCCGTGCTGGCCTGGCTGATGGAGAATCAGCCCGATGCTGTCCATAACCCGGAATTGCGCGAAAAGCTGTTTACGTTTGAGGTCGATATCTTGCGCAATGATATTTGCGATATCAGCCTGGACCTGCAACTGACAGAGCGCGTGATCGTCAGTGCTGACGGTGACGTTTCCAGCGTCGAAGCGGTGCCGGAACCGGACGAACCGGACGAAATGTGGGCAGTGCGTCGTGGCTGAGCTGCAGGACGTTGACGCCAGGTTAGATGCGCTGCTGGCGGGGCTGGAGCCTGCCGCGCGTAAGCGTATGATGCGGGATCTGGCGCAGCAGCTGCGCCGCAGTCAGCAAAAAAATATCAGGATGCAGCGCAACCCGGACGGGACGGCTTACGAGCCGCGCCGCGTGACGGCCAGAACGAAGCAGGGCCGCATCCGTCGGCAGATGTTTGCAAAACTCTGCACCGCAAAATACCTGAAAGCCGTTGCCAGCCCGGATTCTGCCAGTGTCGAATTTGAGGGCAGGGTGCAGCGTATTGCCCGCGTTCATCATTACGGGCTACGTGACCGTGTTAGCCGGAAGGGGCCGGAGGTACGTTATGCAGAGCGACGGTTGCTAGGTTTAACATATACCGTTAAGATGCTAATAAATCGGGTTCTTATTAATCATATGGTTAGGAATTAA